CGACGATATTTATTCGTGGCGGATTTACTACAAGTTCCACAACCTGCCTGAAATATGGCTGGTCGCCGTCTTCGGCGCGGTGGGGCTGCTTCAGACGGCATTACTGATGTTTCGCGGCTTCCGGGCGAATGTTGCCAGCGCGTACTTGCTGACTTTGGCGGGGTTCATCTGGTTTCTTGTGTCTGTCGCGTTTTGGGGCGCATACCCGCCTGCACATACGGGGATGGTTATTCCGCCGCTGTTGGCGTTCCTCTGTGCGTTGGCGGGCAACAATACGCTGAAGTTTTTGTTCACGAAAGGGAAAGATGAGGTGGCTTGAATGGGTTTCATGCAGTTCGGGCTGCTCTTTGCGGCGGCAGGCGGTGTATTGGGCGGCGTGTGGGCAAGCCTTCAGGAACACGACCGCCCGATGCAGGCTGTGCTGGAGGCTTTTATTTCTGCAATCGCGGCGGCGGCTGTGGCCGAACGTTTCGTGCCGCTGAATCAGGTGTGGACGTGCGCGGCGGCGGGGGTGTTTGTGGGCATCATGACGGGTCATGCGCTCGATACGGTGCGCGCGCTTGCGCCTAAGGTTTTACGCGGTTACTTGGGCGGCTTGGCTGAAAAGGTAACGGGCGTGAAAGACGGAGGGGCTTCGGATGGAAAAGATTAACTTCGAGTGGTATCGCGGCGACGACGAATTGGAAACGCTGGTTTTTGAGTCGGAGGGCGAACCTGTGGACTTCACAGGCTGCTCGTTCGCTATGGACATTGTGCCGGAAATGGGAGGTAGCCGTCGGATACACCTAAGCCTTTCAGACGGCATTACGGTTAACGGAAACCGCGTACAAATCACGGTGTCGCACGACAAGACGGACGGCGCGATGTGGCAGTACGCCGCCTACGACTTGCAGATGACGGATGGCACGGGGCGCGTGAAGACGTTGTGCTATGGGCGTATCCACCTATTGCACGACATCACGCGCCAAGTGTGAAAGGAGGCAGTGTGAAAACCGAGCATGAAGTGAAAGTGTCCGTGGTTCGGAAGCCCGACATCACGGTACGGCTTGAGCCTTGCGCCAAGCCTTTTGTGCCGCCCGACGGGGTTGTGCGCGAATTGCCGCCTTTGGCGGAATTATTGTTTAACTATCGTTTGGGAGCAACCTGATGAGTACCGATATTAACCAACTTTTAAAAGACTTCGCCAAATTCCTAGGCGAGCAAGAAAAAGCCTTGAAAACCTCGCTGCTCGCCAACATCGGCACGGCGAAGACAGAAGCTGTTGACGCAGCAGGCCTGGCGGCCGATGCAAAAACGCACCCACCGGGCGCCGCGGCGCCCCCGGGGCGCCGCGCGCCGCCCGCTGCCCTCAGAACCGAGCTTATTGGCGGCGCGTCCGGAGAGCTGGACACGTTCAAAGAGCTTGCAGATGAACTGATGCGCCTGAAAGAGGGCGGCAGCAGCACGCCTGAGGCTTTGTTGCAGAAAATCACGGAAATCAAAAACACCGTAGACGGCATTAAAGCCGCCCTCGACGGCATCACGCTTGAAGGCTTGCAAAACGCCTACCGGGCGGCTCAGGCTTAAGGTTTCACGGGGAAGCTCCGCGCTTCCCCATAGGGGAGTAAGACATGAGCAATTTTAAAACCGTGCTGGAAGGCTTTTCCGGCTTTGTTGCCGCCGAAATCGCGGCGGCAGGCGTGTTGAAGGGCGATGGCAGACCTGACCTGAAGCCAGAAATGGACGGGAAGCCGAAGGGCACGCTCTACAAAGACAACGCCGTTACCGACGGCGCGGTGCTTTGGCTGAAAACGGGCAACGGCAGGAATTGGAAGGTTGTCAGCGGCGATACGGGCTGGCTCAAATTGAAGAAAACCGCCTCCCTGTTCGGCAACGTGTTCATCAAGATTCGCCGCATCGGAGATGCCGTGTTCTACGCTTTCGGCGGCGGCAGTTGGGGCTGGTTCGGCATTGTCAGACGGGGCGCGCCCACCTTCGCCGGGCACGGTGCATTTAAAGAGAAGGGCGTGAGAATCATTCCGCCCGGCGGCATTCCCGAAGGATTCCGCTCCTCCGATTCGCTGGTGGGCAACATCTACAAGGACGGCGCGTCCGTGTACGGCACGATTTATTTAGGCGGCATTAGCGATTCAAATTTTATCGCATTAGGTTTCCAAGAGAACATCCCGACCGACCGGGACACGCCCGACATCCGCGTTTCCGCCCTCAGCTACCCGACCGACCAAGCATGGCCGCGATTGGACGTGTTGAGACCTCAGGGATTTATTGCTTAAGGAGTTTTCATGGAAGAGAAGCAAACATTACCCGACAGCCGCCCACCCACGCCTTACCACATATGGGACGGCAGCGAATGGCTGCTGCCCGAAGCAGTACGCGAAACCGCCCGCTATTGGGCGGCGGCGGAAAAGTGGGAAGAAATCAAACAGAAACGGCACGACAACCTGCGCGGCGGCGTGTATGTCGAGTCTGTCGGTAAGTGGTTTCACAGCACGGATGAAGCGCGGGCGCAGTACACATTCATGCGCACGCTGCCAGCCCTGCCACCCGATTTGATGTGGAAAACGATGGACGGAAACTTCGTCCACCTGACCCGTCCTCTGTTGGACGAGTTGAGCTTGAAGCTTATCACCGATGAACAGAAAGATTTTGCCAATGCCGAGCGGCACCGCGCCCTGTGCACGCAGTCGCCCGACCCGTGGAATTACGACTATTCAGACGGTTGGGTAGCCGTCTATCACTAAGGAAAAAACAAATGACAGAACTCCCATGGCTTACCGAGGCCAGAAAACACATCGGCTTGAAAGAAATTCCCGGCGCGAAACACAACCCCGTGATTCAGTCATGGCTGAAAGAAATGGGCAGTTTCACCGGCGCCGCAAAATCTTGGTATTCCGACGACGAGACCCCGTGGTGCGGGCTGTTAGTCGGCTACTGCCTAGGCAAGGCAGGACGCGCCGTCATCAAAGACTGGTACCGCGCCAAAGCATGGGCGGCGGCAGGTTTGACCAAGCTCAACGCCCCCGCCTACGGCTGCATCGCCGTCAAATCGCGCCAAGGCGGCGGCCATGTGTTCTTCGTTGTCGGCAAAGACGCGAAAGGCAGGATTTTGGGATTGGGCGGCAATCAGGGCAATACCGTTTCTATTGTGCCGTTCAATCCTGCTGACATCGACGGCTATTTCTGGCCGTCCAAGCTCGTCGGGCTGACCCCCGTTCCATCGTTCCCCGCGCCGGAACGCTACCGGCTGACAGCTGCCGCCGCGACCGGCGCGCAAGGCGCAAGCGAGGCGTGAGGTGCAACCATGACCGACATCATCGACCAAGCCTGCGCGCTGGAAGAGCGGATGCGCGATTACTGGCTGGCGCGCCATCAAGAGCAGGCGGCCGATGCACCGTCTGCCCAAGAGTGCGAAGAATGCGGCGAGATTATCCCGGAGGCGCGGCGGCTCGCCGTCCCCGGCTGCCGCCTGTGTATCGAATGCCGCCGCGAAGAAGAGCAGCGGCAGAAATTCAAGAGGTAGAAATGGAGAGATTCAAGCCAAGAAACAAGACCGGCGAAGAATTCGAAGACTACGAGGGATTTGTTGAAAAGTTCAAGCCTAAAAAAACGACCGACGACTGCTACACGCCACCCGCTGTTTACGCGGCGGTGCTGGAATGGGTAAAGGAGGAAATCGGCATTGCCGACGGGCTGGAAGTCATCCGCCCGTTTTATCCGGGCGGCAACTACCAAGCCGAAAATTACGCGGGCAAGGTCGTCATCGACAATCCGCCGTTTTCGATTTTGGCGGAAATCATCAATTTTTATCAATCGCGGCGCATTCCGTTTTTCCTATTCGCGCCGCGAATGACCTGCTTATCAGGCTACCGCGCCGGAATGGAAAACCTGACCGCCGTATTCGGTTGTAAAGACATAACCTACGAAAACGGCGCCGTCGTGCCGACCGCGTTTCTCACCAATATGATGGGCGACGTGAAGATACGCGTTTCCGAAACGCTAGAAGCCAAGCTCAAGGCGGCGGTGCCGTCTGAAAAAAAAGCCTTCCCAAAATACACCTACCCCGACAACCTCATCAAAGCGGCAGACTTGGAGCAATACGGCGAGCTGGAAATACGCCGCTCCGACACGCTGCCAGTAAACGCGCTGGACGCGCAGAAGCCGCTCGGCAAAACCGTATTCGGCAAAGGGCTGCTGCTTTCAGATAAGGCGGCAAAAGCAGCAAAAGTGGCAAAAGCAGCAAAAGCAGCAAAAGCAGCAAAAGCGGCAAAAGCGGCAAAAGCGGCAAAAGCGGCAAAAGCAGCCAATGTCATTGTCTGGACGCTCTCCGAGCGCGAGCAAAAATTAATCGAAGCATTGGGGAATTAAATGCAATACCCGCAGAAATTGAGGGAGGCGGTGCAGCGGCACCTGCCCGAATTGGCGCAGAACCCCGACAAGCTCACGCTGTTCGTTACAGGCGGCCGCGTGACGGCGTCGAAGGGTACGTTGAGCCACGAAACGCGGTACCGACTAAGCCTCATCATCACCGACTTCACCGGCGACGTTGACGTGTTGAACGCCGTCGTCATCGACTGGCTTCAGGAATACAGCCCCGAAACCATCGGGCCGGGCGACACCGCGCCGTCTGCCTACACCTTTGAAATCGAGCATTTGGGCAACCGAGCCTGCGACATCCTCATTGAGCTTGAATTGACCGAGCGCACCGCCGTTCTGACCGACGGCGAGGGCAACATCCGCATCGAACACCCGCGCAACGCCAACCGCCGCGAGCTGATGAACACGTTGGGCATCGAAGACGGGCGGCGGCCATGAGCAACGACGCATTAAGTCTCTACATTAAAAACATCGACGAATATATCGCCAGACTCTCCCCGGCAGAGTTGCGCCGTCTGAAAAGCGACATTGGCAAAGTCGTCCTCAAAGCCAACCGACAGCGCATCCGTGCCAACATCGAGCCTGAAGGCAACGCCATGACGCCGCGCGCCGGGGACGAGGAAGAAGGCAGGAAGCTCAGAAAAAACGAGCGGCTCAAGCCGGGGCAGGAATTCTATTACATCGGCTCGTACGGCAGACACAACGGGAGCATCCGCCGTCTGAAAAACGTTAAAACCCCGGCTTCCGCCGCCGCCAAAACGCGCATCGACACCGCCCCCTACGATCCGCAATACGAATGGGGCTACGAATTAGAGACGGGCGGCGTGTCAAAATTCAACCGCGACTACATCCGCGTCTTAGACGGCAAGCCCGCCAAGAAGCGGCTGAAAACGCGGATGTTTACCAAAATCCACCGCGCCAAATACCTGAAATCACAGATTAACAGCTTGGGCGTCGCCATCAAATTCGTCAGCGGCCTGACAGCCTACATCGCCGCCGCCCACCAATACGGCGAAGACAACCGCCCCGAGCGTCATCTCTTGGGTTTTAGTCATGACGACCTCGAGATTATCGAGAATCTCGTCATCAGTCACATGGCCGCGCACGAATAAAAAAGGCTGTCTGAACCCAAAATTCAGACGGCCACTCTTTTAAAAAAAACCCCGAAACCCGAAACCGCAACCGCCGATGCCGCGCATTGGGCACACTTTACCCAATTGAAAACGAGGCCGTGCCATGACAGCAGAACTTAACCGGAAAACAGCCAACCTCATCAAAGAGGGTACGGTTTCCCAAACCGACCCCGCCGCCAACCGCGTGCGCGTGAAGCACGGCGAATTGGAAACCGACTGGCTGCCGTACTTCGTCCCCTTCGCAGGCGGCGTCAGCGTACACCGCCTGCCCAGCGTCGGCGAATACTGCACCGTCATCTCGCCCAGCGGCGACACGGCGGGCGGCTTGGTTTTGTGCGGCATCGCCTCCGACCGCTTCCCCGCGCCGTCAACCGACCCCCCCCCCCCCCACGCCCCCACTCCGGCGGCGGCACGCG